ACCGAACTTGAAGGGATACAAAATCTCGCTAGGTGCGCCATTTGTCAGGATTGCCTTGCCTGGCTTGATCTCAAACTTCATGCCACGTGGCAAACGAGTTGCATCCATAGCAATCATGGGGCTTGTAGTCAGCGCCAGTGAATCCAAGTGGCTGCGAGTCTGTGCATCAATAGCTTTTTGCATATTGAAAGCCTTCTCAACCGTACCCCGACCCAACAAACGGTTAGGAATCGTGTCATCTTGATAGCTCAAGACTGGACGATCTTTCATCATGTAAGGGTTTTCTTCAGCTTTCAGCAACATCCCATCATTAGCGATGACCACAATGGCCTCAACCATGTCTGTGTAGTCTTCAGCGGCTGAATTCTCAGGAAACAACTCGACAATTTCTTTGTTTTCTTCTAAGTTGTTCAGGTATTCACGAGGCACAAGACCGTAATAGGTCAGCAAAAGCACCTTTTCGTCCTGATATTGGCTTACCTCTTGAGTTGGCTCAAGATCAGTATCTTCATAGGTAGGAGTGATGTCTACTTTGCGGTAGATACCACGCTCGATACCATCAACAACCTTGTGAATTGAGACGTACTTTTCAATTGCCACACCCATACAGTCATCAATGCTTGTGCCATTAGGGTCAAACAGAAAGTTCTTGGGATTAATAGGCATGATCTTCACGCCAATCCTGTCCTTTTCCATCACGCCAATAGCGGCTTGACCAACTTGTCCAGGGATTGCCTGAGTTGTTGGGACATATTCTTTCTCAGTCTTGACGATGATCTCGCCAATGCCTGTTCCATAGATTTCAGCCATCAACTCGATCTGGTCGATAGATTTCCTGATCTTGTCTTTCTTGAAGTCTTCCATCAGTTGAGACTTAATCAACTCGACATCAATGGGATTGCCGTTTACATCTTGGATATTGTCTTCAATGTCAAAGAAATCGCCTTGACCGAAGATGGCTTCCATGATCTCAGCATGGCGGGTTTCTACGGCTTGTTGGGTAGCGGGGGTAACGATGCGGCTACGCTCTGATTCACGAGTCTTGTCCTCAGAAGCCCATTGACCACGGAAGATGCGTTCGTATTCCAGCCAGTCTGGGAGGAAGTTGACATCACGGTAATCACGCCACCGTTGGCAGTGGTCAACAACAAATGCTGTCAATTCTTTATCTGCCTCTGTTGGCTGATAAAACTCGTTCTGTTCTAGTTTGTCTGTTGCCATAGTGTTACCTTATAGATGAACCGATTGTATTTCCAAAGGGGTCGGTGTACATAGGAGTTGTTTCGTAATGAGTTGGATACTGCTGAACTGGCTGCGCCAGCAAGTCAGGTAACGCAACTCCCATCGCTGTAGCCGTTGCTACATCCTTGCGGAATGGGTCAAAGGCGGCAAATCGTGATCTGATATTTTCAGGAGGAACAATATAGCTAATACTACCCTTGCCTTCAACTTCATTGAAATATGGAATGCTGGTGTAACCTTGTTCTTCAAATAGCTTTTTACGCAAAGCGGCATTCATGTCTTGATAGGTCATCTTCCCACCATTTACATCAGACCAGTTATGACCACCCTCTTTACGCAAAAAAGCATTAAGGTCATCTTCTCCCCAAGGCATACCATTTTGATTCATTAAAGGCCTGTCACCCAAAATGGTGACTGGATATGTTGCGCTTCTTAATTCATCATTTGCATAGTTTGGATTATTTACTTTATAACCAACTGTATTTTGAAATCTTTCCATTGCCGCTTGTGGAGTTCCAACATGAGTTCCAACAGCATCAAATGGCGCAATAGCATATTGACCAGAATCTAGTGTTGTGTAATCTCCACCAGTTCTAGAGAAATGCACCATATCTTTGCCACCCATCGCCTTGGCACGATCAGCCGCAGTGTTGTTAGCTGGCAAACCAAGACCGCCTTGCTCAATAGGCAATGCGGCTCTTTGCTGTGCAAGGTCAAGGGCGGCTTGTTGGGGGTATTCAAAATTGGTGTTATATCCATACTCATAAGGGTAACCCTCAGTGGATAAGGTCTTAGCTGGCACTTTTTTGCTGATGATCTCGTACTCACCATTCAATGTACTTTCACCATGTTGCTTTGCGTACGCCTTGCTAGTAGATACCCAATCACCACTATTGATGTCTTTTACACCTTTGGGTACTGCCCTAAATATCTCTACTTCAGCGTTAGGTTTTCCCCTAGCTTTTAATGCGGCGATACGCCATTCAGAATCAATTAACCTATCACCAAGACCATACAACTGCTTACCCTGCTGAGAGTAAACATCTTCTGGAAGAATCTTTGTCAAGTCATCAAGTGTTGCACCATAAGTTTTTGCATTTGGGGCTAAATGACTTCCACGATAACCCAAGTCTTTAGCAGTCATACCCACAGGGTTATAAGCCTCTGTATATAGATTAGCTAACTCTCTACCCTGAGGACTCATCAAGCCTTTTATACCTTGAGATGCAACCTGTGCATGAAGTTGGTTAAGGTATCTGGCACGATCATTGGCATTGTTAACAGCTTGCTCAGTGGATGCCATAGGATTGGAGACAATATCTCCTAGATTGCGCTTCAACGCATCTGCCCTAGAGTAGATATAGGGTAGAACTCCACTTAATAATCCAGTTGCCATTTAAACCCCGCTAATGATGTCAATTGGTTGCCACTCGTCTTCATCATCTGCCTCAAAGTATGAGGTTACAGACAACTGGTCAATATAACTTAACGCATCAGGAAGATCGTCATGCACCCCATTAGAGGGGAACATAAGCAACTGGTCTACAAACTCAGACCAGTCCTCATCCTTATTAAGCACGATTCTGCCATGCTCAAACCTTCCCTGCAATGCCCAAATGATACGGTCTGACTTCTTCTTGTTTCCATGCGTCAAATCCACAATATGTGCATATATGTTGGATTTTCGCATTAAATCCGACAAATAGGGAAGCACCGCATTCTTTAACGCACCCCGCTCAATCCCAATGCTCATAGGCTTGTAGTCACGAATCGCCATCAGGATATTAACCGCAGTCGTGCGGATGTCCCACCGCCCATGAAGAATCTTCTCCACATACCACTTACCATCATCAGTGACCTTTACTATAGATATAGCAGTCTGGTCTAGCCGCTTCTTAGAGTTAGCAGCCTGTTTAGCCACCTCCTCAAACCCCGCCAAGTCAACAGCCACGAAGTAAGAACCCCTATCAGGGATTTCCCCATATCTCACCCATTCCTCTTTGAAGACATCAGAGCCAGCATTGTCAAAACTCGCCATGTATTCCTGTTTGAATGCAAAGCTAGATAACGTCTTCTTAGCCGACTCAATCTCTTTCTCATCAATCAAAGGGTTGTCCTTGGTGGTGAAATGCCACGACTTCCAATCTTCATCCTCACCATCTTGACCCAAGTTGTATATATCGTAGAACCAATTTCTACCCTTTGGAGTGCCAATAAACATGGCTCGCCCTCGTTTATCCGACAAAGAAGCCCGAATAACCTGCTCCCAAGTCTCTGGCTTAATGTCTGCCACCTCGTCCAGAACGGCGTAAGTCAAGGACACACCCCGCAAGGTGTCAGGACGGTCAGAACCTCGAACATATATCTTTGCACCGTTAATCAGCGTGACTTCCATGTTGTTGACATGGCTTGACTGAATAATCTCACGGCCTACGTCAAGCAGCACATCCCAGACAATCTGCCGAGCCTGTCCTTGGGTGGGCGCAACGTAAAGAACCGCAGAACCAGCAGGACAGCTTAACCCCTCGATCAGTAAGGTAGTTACGGCAAGTCGGGACTTACCGCACCGCCGACCAGCCACCACAACCTTGAACCTCGTTTTGTCGGCGTAGACTTCCTGCTGCCAAGGCAATAGCGCAAAGTTCAGATCAGCCATTCTTGGCCTCAATATCTTCTATGTCTTCAGGCTCAATTGTCGTTGTGGCGACAGTAGGTGCGCCAATGCCAGAAATCGTAATGTTGACTGCACTCCTCTGGCTCTTATCCTTCTCAAACATAGAAACAGGCAGTGTCCTGTCTACGCACATCTTGATAGCCGCCATCTGTGCGGGGTGGTTGTCATTCAATGCAATGGAAATCATCTTCTCCACCACATCCTTCCCACTCGACTTGATAAGCATATCCTTCAACTCTTTAAGCCGTTGATGGTCAGTCTTAGGCAAGGCCAAGGCGGGATTTCTAGCGTATTCCTGTATCTGCCGCTTTAGGCCAAATGTACCTTTGGGCCTTCCAGCCTTCTTCTTTTGTGGCTCTGGCTGTTCATCCTGAATGTCATCAATGTGTTCTATGTTCACGATTGTCCTTGTGTGTTGTGGGCGTGATGTAAGGGATTATGGCTTTTTTTCATTTCCTATGGTAGATTTCTCTTGCTGGCGCAAAGTAACCAAGTTAGCTCCTTCTGGATTGTCTAATTACCCACTTGGAACTCCCTGCGTCCAGCAACCCCCTTTTTTTCGTAGTGGAGAGTGGTGGGTTCGCCCTTTTTCTAGTTTTGCTTTTTTCAGAACGGCGGATGCTCCCACAATTATCACGACCAAGGCCGACCCCCTCCCCCCCATCCAAAAAGTCAGGCACTTATCCACAGGCACTTGTGGATAGTGTGGATAACATCTGCAAGTCGTTGATTCTATTGATGTTTTTCTGTACGCTTACAAACGGCTGACATATCTGGCTTTATACAATGTCCATTATGTTTACTCAAAATATCTGAAAGCATTAACAGCAATCACCAAATGAAACTCGATTTGAAACCAGTCGGCAAGATTGTGCATAACTTCGCCGATTGCCTGTGGATAACTCGGAAAGTCGGCGGTTCGGCGGCTGGCGGGAGGCGGAGAGGGAAAGAGGTGGAGGGTGCTTTTTCTGGGTACTAACCAAACTTTGAGTCATAAGGTCTTTAAGTAGTATTGAATCATCTTGTTAGACATTTCAGTTATTAAAAGATATAAGACTCAAAGCATCCGAATAATCCATCACTCAATGCCATTTAAACGGCTTCAAAGGGGCTAGGAACGCCATCAATAGCGTCTTGCATGGTGTAGGTTACATCTACGCTTTCAAGCGGCATAAACGGCCTGTATCCAAGATTCCAGACATGGGTATAAACCCGCTGGAGTTCTTGCCATCCTTCGGTGATGTTGCCTTCACCAGCTTGAAGCAACAGAACCAATTCCTCTGGCGTTAACGTCCGCTGGAAATACTTTGTATCTCTCTTGGTCGGCCTCGCCATCAATCCTCTCCAATCTTCCGATACTTCGGCACATAGTCTCCACCACCTTCAAAGGCATGAAGATCGTTCTCCATGTCCTCAAACCCTGAACCTTTGCCAAACCCTTCACCAGCCTTGAAGCTAACCACCTTGGCTGTTGGGTCAAAGGCTTTGACCTTGATGATGTCCTGAACGATCTCATCGTTCAAGAACACTTCCAGCTCTTCCATACTCCAGATGGTCAGGTCTTTGCGTTTGTTCTGTAAGTTGACCGCATCGTTGACTGTCTGACAAACCGCCATGCGGATACCCTTTTGGTTCACCCATTCCACGAACCTGATTGGCGGATTAGGTTCAACCTCATTATCCTCAGCCCACTTCTCCAGTGCGTCATATCCCTTAATCATGCCGTGGACAGTTCGACCCAATCTCTCCACATCCTGAAAGTCCAACGAGTCCCAAACTCTACCCATCTGACCCCAAAACTTCGTCCTAAACTCACTGTCAACTAAAGTAATCAATCGGTCAACACCCCATTTTTCCTCATGTTGCACCTTGCGCTTGTCCAACTCAACCAAAATCGAGTTCGACGCAATCTCAAAATCCGTTGCCTTGCGCCTCGGCACTTGCACCTCTGGCACTTCCTTGCGTGACGCTTTTCTAACCATAACTAACCTCCTTCAACAAAAACAGACAATGGACAAACCGCGAGTGGACAAACCTCAAGTACATAGACTTGAGGTGGTTTGTCCACTTTTTCTGGACAAGACAATTTGGACATTTGTCTGGTTTGTCTGGTTTGTCCAGTGGATAAACATACAGTAGTGTCATGAACCAAACCTCTCCGAATCAGCCTTCAACCAGACAAAGCCAGACCCTATGACAATCTTTTTAGCGTCAACAAGTCTCTCTCTGGCTCGTGTCCAAGCCTTCTGAAACGCCGCTTTATCGTCATCAGTACAGCCTTTCATAGACCAGAATTCCTCTCTCCAAACGTCTAAAGTCACTCCATAGCGTGTAGTACCATCTACTTCACGATATGATGCTTTGGCCTTAATCACTTTCATCAAGGAATCCATCTCTAAACGCTGATTTCCACCACTACCAGCATTGTTTTTAGCGTTCTTCTTTGTTGTCTGGACGATCTCAGTGTTGGCCTGAACAGCTAATGAGGTGGTTGATTCAAACCCCAAGGCTGACGTTGAGACATCAATTGCCACGACATCAAAGCCCAAGGCTATGTCATCTGACCCATCCTTTTGCTTGGTCACGGTGATAGTTCCTGACCCTTTAACGGCTTCATTCCATGAGTTCACCACACTGTCAAGCCTATTGATCTCAAGCTCAGTGTCCACGGCTCCAAGTAAGGAGCTATGGCCTCGCAGTCCCTTTGTTACGTCCTTACCGCTGTGGTGAATGACTAACAAGGCACAGTCGTAGAAAGCCTGAAGTTTCCCTGCTTGGGTGATGAAGCCACCCATATCTTCTGAACTGTTCTCGTTAAAGCCACCACCAGACATCCTCATCAAGGTATCCAAGACAATCATCTGTAGCTTTTCTCCAACTGTCTCAAGTAAGTCGTTGATTGCGCTAATTAAGTTATCAAAGTCTTCTTGGCTCGATCTCAGGTTAATCTGCGCCCTGATAACGTACAAGGGCGCACCATCTGGGCTATCGTTCTTTATCTTGCAAGCCTTAATCCTTGCGCCCAAGCCTCCATGACCTTCACCTGCGATGTACAGCACCACACCTGACTGCTTGACTGTCTTACCCATCCAGTCACGGCCTGTAGCTATCGCCTCTGCCATATCAAGGGCAATGAATGACTTGTAACTTGCTGGTGGTGCATACAAGGCTACAAACGCTCGTCTCGGGATGATGTCCTCAATCAGCCACTCTACTGGCTCGTCCTTGATTGAATCCCAAGACTCGACCAAGTATTTCGATCTTTGCGCCGCATCAGCCGCAACTGCATCAGATTTTTGTGTCTCAAGTAACCTCTGTGGGGGCTGAACCTGATAGACTTGAGTTATTGGTGTACAGGCTTTAGCCATTGAAGCCAAGGACTGCCTGTCTGCGCCGTATTTGGTGACGAACTCAAAGGCATCCTCTTTTAGTTCGTTCATGCCCAAATCTAGCACTCTGACGCTCTTGGCTACAGGAATAAGTGCTTCTGCCACCTTAGTTGCGTAACCCCAACCTGAAATGTCGTTATCTGGGACTATGACGACATTTGCGCCTGCAAAGTACTGATTTAACTCTGGACTCCAGTTGCCTGAACCGGCGTGGCTGGTAGTTGCTACGACTCCCAAGCTGCACAAGGCATCTGCCGCCTTTTCACCTTCAGTGATGTACACAACTCGTCCAGCGGCTGTTGCCTGTAGCAGATCGGGCAGCTTGTAGGGGACTATCCTGCAATCTCCCAATTTCCCAACCCTTGAGTTGTCTGGCATGACTCTCAGCGTCTTGTAAGTCTTGCCTTTAGCGTCATTGGTCTTGAATCGTTGCTTAACGAACAAAGTGACACCATCTTCATCTGTATAGTGCCACTCCTGTTGGAATAGCGGTGTCTGGATGTAGGGTAGAGGTTTGATGCTGGACAGATACTCTGGCCTATCTTGTTGAGGTAAGGCGGGGAGAAGTCCCATGTCCTTGATAGTATTGAAAACAGTGTGCTGATCGCAGCCACCGTGACATTTAAAGAGGTAGTTGCCATCACTTGACTCTGTGATGGACAGACTTGGATGCTTGTCGCCGTTGCCTTGACCATGACCTGCTACAGGGCAACTTGCTAGGTAACCATTCCCTACTTTCTTGGCGTTCCCAAGCGTAGTGGCTAATTCTTGTGCTGACATTTAATTATCTTTCGGTAGATCAAATTTAGAAATCCATTGCTCATAAATGCAGCTTGCAATTTGTGCAGTCATTATTGGTGGGACACTCATGCCAATCAAATAGTGATATTGACTTTTACAAAAGTCATAATCTTGTGGATAGCTACCAATGCAGCAGCTTTCAAATTTGTTTGGTTTTCGGTACTCTTCAAATAAATAGAGGCAATCTCCATTTGCTGTGTATGTTGGAGATACATCATTTAAGTGAAGATATACGTTATTGAAATAAGATTGTTTACCATGCTCACGCATTAAAGCATCAGAAAATGATTTATCACCATCTTGTCTTAAATTCCAATATTCAAATATCTTTCCCTTGCTTGATAATCTATCATCAATTCCTTTTTGATAGAACTCATCAAACTTAATTAGCTTCTCATTAAAATCAAACCTAAGTTTCGGAGCAAGAGTAAACATATCTATAGACTCTAAAAATGATTCTGCCAAATCTTTTCTTAGTGCTATAAAAAATACTCGTTCCCGTCTTTGTGGAACTCCCATAGTTGAGGCATCAAAAAGCCAATGCTGGACATGGTAGCCGGCAGCATCAAATTCTTCATAAATACGTGAGACATAGGCTCTAGCTTCACCTATTAACAAGCCTTTAACATTCTCAGCAATAACAATCTTTGGTTGTAACTTCTTAGCTAAGTCAATGAAATCAAAAAATAATGTATCTAAAACCTGCTCTGCTTGACCTTCACGAAATTTCTTTTCTTTTCCCCAATCATCACCTCGATTGCCTGCCATTGAGAAACTTGAGCATGGAGGAGAACCATCAAGAATATCTAGGTCATAGAGTTCTTGAGGTAGATCATCACGCAACTTGAAATCTTGGATTGGCTCAAGGTAAGCATATTTAGGGTTGTGATTAGCTTTGTATGCTTCCATCATCTTAGGGTCAATCTCATTGCATCCAAGAACATCAAAGCCGGCTAACTTATATCCCATAGTAGAACCACCACCACAAGCAAAACAAGAAAAAACTTTGCCTTTATCTTTAGTAAAGACCGCATCTTTTAAAGTCCACTTATAAGGAAATTTATGACTCATACAACCTACCAATATTTAATGGGACAAAAAAACCAGAGTCTCCCCCGAAACTCTGGTGCTGTGAGGTGGTCAGTGTTTAGCTGAACATCTCATCATCACTCATTGCTGGTGATGGTGCTGGCTTGGCAACTGGTGTAGGTGCTGGTTTGGACACTGGTGCTGGCGCTGAGAACTCAGGCTCTGCACCTCCACCGTCTGCCAATGCTGCTGGTCGTGCTACCCAACCTGTGACCTCAAAGATTGGCACTCGAGTGCTTCCCTTACCAACTTTTTCAGGTCGTGAACCCTTGTATTCCACGACTGGCAATTTATCAGGATTGGCTGACAAACCTGAAGAAGCGATCTTGTATAGATGTTCCAAGCCCATGTTACTTCCTGCGCCGTTAGCCGACCATTCTGCAACACCGATTTCTTTGTTGTAGAACGTGACCTTGAAGCCTCGTTTGTGTTCGGGTGATGGTTGAGCACCTTTACGACCCAACGAGTCATCAGGTGCGAATTCAAAGATTCCAGTTGCAATGAGCATCCAACCTGTTTGGATGTTCTCAATGTCGAACACGAATTTTCCAAGATTGAATTCACCATCTTGGTTTGACCATGCGTTTGCTTGTGGGCTGAATCGGATGTAGTTACCGTTACCGCCGCCAGAAGAGAGATTTAAGTTCATTTGAAGTTTCCTGTTTAAAGTTTAAAAAATGTGATTTGCATCACGTTGGGGGATTCGGGGGGTCGATTATTGAGTCAAACCTTTGTCTCTTGCAAGCGTTAATCCACTTGATATGCGGGAAGTTAACGGTTCAATAGATTGCTTCAAGTCTTTCGGTAACAGTTTCTCCGCTTGTGCAGGGGTGATGAGTTCTTGCTTCACGATCTGATCTATGGTGAGTCCACAAGCCAAGAGTGCAGGTACAACATCTGATTCTTTTGTCCATGAACGCAATGCTCTCTTAGGCGTGAGTTGCCAGCCATCAATGACAGCACCTGATTCCATGCGTTTTAAGGCGTGATCTCTCACCGCCTTGATGTAGCCCTCAACCATGTCAAACTTAGTCAGCAAGACGCTGATTTGACCCTCTGTGAGCATCTCTACAGGCGGTGCAGTGGCTACAACTTCAGCAATGTTTGCTTGTGCAGGGCAAATAGTTCTAGCGCTGCAGTATTGGCAAGCAGAGTCCGAGGGTACGGGCTGGAACAGGGGATTGAGTGCATTGTCAATGGCAGGAACTAGAACGTAATGCTCCCAATCTACCAACTCCTGAGTTGTCATTGAGTGCTTGCGTGTCTCACCATGATGGGGTTGGATAATCCATAACTCGACAGTATCAATGTCTTTGTAGAGTTG